ACCTTGACTTGGTGGTTGTTGCCCTGCGCAAAGACCATGGACGCAGCGATGCGAAGGGCTGCACCCGTTGTGCCTGTGTAGGTGATGGCGGTGGTGGTCCTTGTGAAATTGTAGGTTGACAGTAAACCGCTTTTGAGCGGGGTTGTCAACTTAACGGCTTGCCCTTGCGTCGGGGTAAAGTTTTTGGTTTCGTCAAGGTAAAGGTTCGCAAAGCCCCGTTCCCGGTCAAGCGTTGCGGTGTCAGCAAGGTCGTCGAACAAGCCACCCACACGGGATGCGGTGTTCGCCCCGGCAGCGGTTTCGTTGGTTATCGTTAATGCACTCGCTTGGAGTTGGCTTCGTGTTTGTACGCTCATTATGCGAAAGTTGAGTCAAAGGTTAGGTCAAAGACACCCTCATCGGATGCCCCAAAGACGGTGTAAGTGATTGTGTTTGCGTAGGTATTGAAGCCTATCGTTGCGGTTTGTAGAAAAGCCAAGCCCGTTTCAACGACCGCCAAAGCAGCGGCAACCGTGCTATTGGTATCGTAAACTTCGTAACGATACGAGCCTGTTTCAAGCGACCCCACGGCAATCGAAAATTGGTCATAGCGGTTGGTATAGTTGGAAAGGTTTGCGGATTTCAGCAGGGTGTAGTCCGTCGTGGTGTTCTTGGCAATGCTGGTCAAACGCAAGATGTAGCGGTCGCCCGTGCTGGAACGCTCGGTCCAAGTAACCGTTAGGGTGTTGGTCGTGTCAGGGTTTAGGTAAAGCATCTGCTTGTAAATGTGCGATGCCCCCGAATTTCACAATTTGCGCCCAATCTGCCTGTATAGTTCGGCCCGCTTCTTGGCGGTTTCAGCCACGTTGAACTGCCTCTTGATGTCCCTCGTGAGGTTGTCAGCCAAGCCCTTACGAAGGTCGGGGTCAAGGATTAACTGCTTGATGTACTTGTACCAGTCCTTTGGTTTGTTGTAAGGCACGAGAAACCCGTTCTCTCCGTGTCGGATGACATCGGTGTAGGGGATGGTTTCGCTTGCGATGATGGCCTTGTTCATCCACCCTGCCTCGACGACCTTCAACTCGGACTTGAGTTTGTTGAACTTGGTGTCCCTCAAAGGTGCAAGGGTAACATTCACGAAGTTGTAGCCACCTACATACGAGTAAATATCCGCTGCTTGGATTCGTCCGTAGTTCGGGTTATTCCCTTGGTCGCTGATGATTTTCTCATAGCCTTCATAAACAGGATTGTTGTCGTTCCACCCTCCCAAATAGAGGCGGTACTTGCCATCCAAGTTTGCGTCCCAGCGTAACTTCTGCATCCCTTCCCGGAGCAGTTCCATGTCCTCGCCATGCTGCGCACCACCGAACCAACCGAACTTCACGAGGTGCTTGTCGGGTTCTTCCTCCGGGTTGGGGATGAACTGCTGATAGGCTTCGTAAGGCTCATTCTGCAAGATGCTCACATTCGCATTTAGAGGCCGTATGCGAGAGGCAAGATGCTCGGTGGTACAGGTAACCCAGTCAGCCAATTTAATGTGCTTACGGATAACGTCTGCGAGTTTGGTTTGGTGATAGTGGCGATACATAATGTGTCCCGATTCAAGCACCCAGTAGTCGTCCAAGTCAAGGATGACTTTGGCCCCGAATTGGGTCAGGGCTTTGTAAACATTTTCCACCTGCTCCATGGTTCCTTGGCACCAAAGCCGGCTGAAGAGGAACAGGTCAATCGACTTCAAGCCCTCGTCGCTGATGGTCGTGATATTCTCGACGCACACATAGTCGAACTCCGGGTAGTTATCGCCCAAGTATGCGTTCGGCATTTCAAGGCGGTAATAACTGCACCCGGTTGGATGAGCGTTGTAAACAATACAAATCTTCATGGGGTAAAAATAAGAAGGGCAGCCATTGCTGACTGCCCCTCTCAAACCTCAGATGATGAAAACCTAAGTCAAAGATACTACGAGCCGAGTATTTGTGCAGACGATGGTGCAAAGACTGTTGACGCAATCAGGAACATCGGGTCAGGCTCCATCCCGGTAAGCGTTAACTCGTATCCGCTGCGGTCCCCGAAGGCAGTACCAGTTCCAGCGGTTCCAGCGGTTGCCTCCAAGCCGTTTGCAGAACCCAGCAACCAGTAGCGGTTGTTGTTGTCTTGGACGATGACGATGACTCGGTTGCGGACCAGCAGACGGAGTTCGTTGCGGACTGCGACTTGCAGTTTGTTGATCGTGAATGTTACTTCGGGGGTGTAGTAGATTGAGCCATTCTCAATGCTTGCGTTCAAGGTTTCAGTCAAAGACGAAGTGGCCTTGGTCAAGTCATACTCGAAGAACCCACCCGAAGCGTAACCCGTGAAACCTGTTACCGCACCTGATAGGTTGGCATTGCAGGATCCTGTTGGGTTGAAGGATTGGACATAAATTGTTTTGATTCCACCTACGGAATCACGGCAGCCGAGGGCGTAGCCAGTAGTTAGGGAGCAGGACATATGTGTATTTGGGTTTTAAGTTTCAAGAGAACAAAAAAGCAGGGGGAGGTTTCCCTCCCCCCTACACATTAGGTCAAGCGGAAGTCAACAACCAAGTCGGGGTAAGCGATTTGGACACCTGCTTTGAAGGCTGCTTGGAAGCGGACTTCGTCGTTGTCTTTGCTGAACCAAATTGAGAACTGCTCCTCGTCGCTCAACAAGTCGGTTCCGTAGAACAAGTTGCCGAGGTAAGTTGAAACAATGCGGTTCGTGCCAGTCAAGCCGGGGACTGCGATTACACGGACATTCGTGCCGGGATACATGATGTCCCCGTCAGCAAGGCCAGCCAAGTCAACTTGGTTATACAGGACGTTAGCGGTTGATTTGAAAGCACCAAGCAACGTGCGGAAGTTGTCCCAACCACAGAAGATTACGAGGTCCGTCTTGGTCAAGATGGCCTGTGGAATTTGGTTGTAGATGCCGTCGAAGATGGCGATTGCGTTGCCTGTGGTGATACCAACGGAGGCCGATACCGCTCCTGTGTTACCACTGATTGTAGAACCTGATGCAGCGTTCAACAACTGGTTAACACCTGAAAAGTAGGTGTTGCCCTTCCAGATTGCATTCTCTAAAGCCTCTGCGATACGGAGAGCCTTCTGCTCGCTGAATGCCTGCTCGAAAGGAACGCCATCGTAGGTAGAGCCAGCGGTCAACTGGGTCTGCATCCAGTATTGTTCCAAGGAACGAGGACAAAGGGTTTCTTGAACCTTCATACGGCCAACGGTGATATTCCGCTGACTGAATGTAGTCGTACCTGAACTTGCGTAACCGCAAACATCTCCGCCTTGAATCAAGGCATCGGTGTCCATGAGGTTAAGGGCAGCAGCGAACTTGATGCCCACCTGCTTGGTGAACAGGGCTGCTGAACGGGCCGAGAACACGGCCTTGGTGATGAGAGGAAGCCTCTCTTGGTCGGTGTAGGCGTTTAGATTGCCAAAATTGTATGCCATGGTTAATGGGGGTTTAGGGGTTTAGTTTTTGGATTTGAGTGATTGAAGTGCTTGTGCGAGAGCGTTGAAGTTCTGCGAGGCTTGGGCCTTGCGTTGCTCGACGATTGCGGAACCGCTGGCCTTGGGGGCTTCGGCTGGGAGTTCGGAAACCTTCTCGACGATGTCGGCCATGGTTTCAACCTGCGATGCGAATGCGGACATCTTCTCCTTCATCTTTCCCATCTCGGCATAGGCTGCCTTGAGTTCTTCCATGATGGCTCCGAGGTGCTTGGCGACGATAGCCTCGACAACTTCGGGGGTCATGGCAGGATAGGCTTCTTTGATTTCCTCGGTAACCTCAACGGCTACTTCGGGGGTGATTTCAGCAGCAACGGGCAAGGCTTCGATTTCGGGGGTCGCTACTTCGGCAGCGATGACCTCGACGATTTTGCCTCCTTCGGTCTTGATAGTGCCAACACCCTCAACGACATGCTCGCCATCGGGGGCAGGTAACGTGCCGTCTTCGGCTACAACGTAAACGGCAGTCCCGGCAACGAGGTCCCCGTCAACACGGACAACCGTGCCGTCAACGAGTTTGTAGTCAGCGAAGGACTGCTTTTGGGTGCTGAATTTGCGGAGTTCAGTCCGCAGGGATTCGATTGCGTTTTTGAGATTCATAGTTAGTGGGATTTGTAGGTGGGGGTTAATTGTTGCAAAAAAGCGGTTAATTCGTCAGCAAGGCCAGCGAGTGCGACCTCCAGTTCGGATTCGGTTTTGTCCATTCCAAAAAGCCCTTCAACGGAGAAACCCCGGAACAGGTTGCGGTTGTCCCAAACTTCGTCGTTCTCGACTTTGAAGGAACCGAACCAAGAGCCGTCGGGGGTGTCCTCGTAGCCTTTGGGAGGCATCACGCCACGCTCGGAGTCGGTGATGTAACTCTCAAACATGAACACGCCATCCAGTTCAGCGTTGTGGTAAGCGTTGACGTTGTGCTGGTTGCCCTGCTTAAAATACTTTTGGACTATCTTGCGGATGGTGGCTTTGTCAAACACGACGTAGTACTCGCCATACGTTTCGTCCTTGCGAAAGATGGGGGTGTCTGCAAGCATGAGAGGCCCAGTCAGGACCCTCCGTTCGCCTGTTTCGGTGAATCGCTGCTTGGTTTTTGAGAATGCTTGGAATGGCCGTTCGATTGCCGGCATATCGGTCAGGGCCACGAATTGGACCCCTTCATCGACCTCGTCTACGGTCATTCGGTATATTGGCAGTTCCATAGTGGTAAATGTTTTTAGGCTCCAAGAGTTGCAAATTCCTCCAACCTCCGAACCCTGCGAGTGCTTTGGGTGATGTCCCGTTCCACCACATAGGCTCGCATCGGTGATGAGCCTTGGCCTTGGCCCATTGCAGCACCATCGGTTCCAAGCATCGTCATTTGCGGATTGGCGAAGATGGGGGGAGGTGCGGTTTCAGGTCCACCTCCACCGCTTGGCGTTGCAGAAGGAACGCCCGAGGATGTCGTCCTAAATTGCGTTTTGCTAATCGCAGCAACTCTTGCCAAACCAGCAGCAATCGCTATCCCTGCCGCAATCTTGGCTCGAATCGGAGCGGTAACGTCAGGCACGGACATTTGAGATTTGAACGCCCCTTGAGCAGCAGCGTAGGTGTCAATGATGGCTTGGGCAATCCCTGCTGCCTTGTTGACTTGAAACGCCTTCTTTTGCGAAGCCTCGGATTGACCTGCAAAGGCGGTTGCCAGTTCGCCTAATGATTGGAAGCCAGCCCTGCTAATATCTACGTTTGACTTGGTTATTTCTTCCTGAATCTGCTTCTCGTTATCTGCTCTTTTCTTAGCGATGTCATTTGTTACTTTTGCATGACGGACTCTCCTTGCCGCCTCTTCTCGCATTCCTTTTATTTGCAAATCCTCTTGCTCGGCCTGCCTGTCCAACTCCATTCCGTAGAGTTCAAGGTTGAGGTCTGCAACAAACTTGATAATAGCGTCATTCTCCGACTTTAGACGCTCTAATCGCTTTAGTGT